GCACTTGAAGTGGGCTTGCATAGGCACAGGGAACAGTGGGATGGCCAGCTTGGCCATCTCCACGCCCCGTGCGTAACACTCTGCCTCTGTAGCTTTTAAGCCTGTGGTGTCCTCTGCAATCAGGCACTGGTCTGGCTGTCCAATGACACACAACAGCATGAGCGTCTTGAACATGACAACGCTCCTTTCTCTGTCAGGCTAGCATAAAGGGTGGGGATATTGCTAATCGCCCTCCAGCTTGTTGCCTTTGCGAATGTTGTCGCTGGCCCGCATGATGCGCAGGTTTGCCGGTATGTGAAGGCCGCAGACGTTCTCGCCATGTAACGGAATGATGTGGTCAACATGGAAGGCGCACCGGCCCGGTGTGTTTCTCCCGGCTAGGCGGTTCATCCGCGCCACCTTCTCGTACATTTTCTTTATGGCCTCTTTGTCAGCCCATGGCGGCATAGCTGCCCGCTTGCGCCGCCGGTACAGGTAGCCAAGATATTTACTTGTGCCAACGTTGTTCTCTCTCCACCGCCTTTCATATTCGGTCCGCTTGTCTTTGTTGTTTTCGGCCCACTGCCTTCTGGTGTCAGAGTTATAGTATTCAGTGCGCTTGATGTAATCGGCTTGCATGGCCTTCATTTTGTTGCGGAACTCTTCGTCATTAGCCCACTTGTCGCGGCGCTCTGCGTTCAATCGTTCCCGATGCCTGTAATAAAACTCCCTGCGCTTGTCTCGCTTGTGAGCATTGAATGCCTCGTATTCCTCCGGGTCGGAATAAATCCGGGCCATGCGTTTCTTAGAGCTCTCTTTGGTGCATTGAGCACAGGCACCGTTCACCGTGTAGCGTTCTGACGTATGCCCATGCTTGCACGGTTCCCCGGTGAAGTAATGGCGCAGCCCCTGCGCTATGGCTTCCTGTTTGGTGATGATTTCCATGTCTGTCCCTCCTCTTTACAGACGGTTAAATCCATGCTATTTGAGTTACCTCATTGCAGCGCGGCAGGAATGTTGAGGCATTGACAGTGCCGCTGAATTGCCAATGCCGATGCAGATGCAAACAAAACAAATCTATTTCTAAAAAAGACATAGCCTAGTCATTGCTGATGCAGTTCTGCTCCAGCAATGACATTGCTTAAGCAATGACATTGCCAGAGGTTTTTTTTAGATTTTATTTTTGTTCCAGTTCCAAGGCTTGCAACGCCAGCACTACAGTGCGCGGTATGCCATGTTCTCCGCTTTCGTAATACTGGACGGTACGCCTAGCTAGGCCCAGCCTCTCTGCAAAGCTCTGCTGTGTGTAGCCCAGCATTTCTCGCCTGTGCTTGAAGTCCTCGGGGCTTACGAATGTGTAGCCCATTGCTTCCTTGATGCTTTGCTCTTTCACTTGTCCGACCCCCAGACTTCTTTCTTCTCAATCCAGTGCGGCTCTGATGCGTCCATCACCTCGCTGATGGCCCATGCGTACAGGTCATACTCACCCGGCACATAGTCCCTGGTCCTGTGATTCTCGATGATGGCTTGCGCTTCTTCGAGTGTGTCGGCCCGCTCGTAGTGGTCTTGATATGCTGGCTCACCATATGAGCGTTGAAAGCGCAGTGTGCGGTTTACGATGTACATGTCTCAGCCCTCTCTCTTGTTGATTACTGGTATCTCTGCCACTGAACAAGGCCTGCCGTTTCTTTTCCATGCCCTCAGAGCAGAGTCTAAGCCGGTTGGGTTGTCGGTTTCTTCGTCTTCGACATCTGCCCAAGACAATAGCCCTTCTTCCAAACACCATTCGAGAAAACTCCAGTCTGCGTGACTGCATTCTATGCTTACCTTAGTCTTGCGTTGCACAATCTTAATCATGTCTCAGCCCTCCTTGCTGCTGATGTAGATGTGATGGCTTCTGACAAGCCAAGAGGCGTTGTCGATGCTTTCTCTGACTGCCTCGCGCCATTCGTCGTCCCAGATGTTCGGCGGTGCCTCGTCCATCAGGTCTAGCATGTCCGATGCTGCCTGTATCACCTCAATGAAGGACCGTTTCTGTGCCTCGTTTATGATGTGCATGGGTTGCCCCTCTCTTTCTCTGCTATGCGCTCCAAGCCCTCAAGCACTGAACGCTCTTGGCCTAGTTGCCTTTCGATGTATTCGACCTCAGACAAAAGCTGATGCCGCTTGCCTGCCAAACTCTCGATGATGTCTAGCTGTCGCTCGACCTCGTTAGACCAGTACGCAGCGGCCCGTGTTAGTTCCTGCATTTCTCTGCCTCCTACTCAATGCCAACCAGCCAGGCCAAGGCTTGCCAGCCCCAGCCGTCCGGGCCTGTCATAAATCCCCAGATGAAAAGCAAGCCAACGGCCAGGCTCCCCACCACGTCGATGATGATTTCCTTGCGTGTCATTGGTTCGCCCTCCTAGTAGCTAATGCCGACAATACGTTGCCGCCCGCTTTTGGTTGTCTCAATCTCAACATCTACGCTCTGGCCCTCCATGCCTGAATGTATGACATAGGCGTCGGCTATGTTGGCCTTTGTCCGTACCGCTTGGCCTGTTGTGAAAGTGATTTCAAAGGCCGGGTTTCCCATGCTGGAATTGTTCAGCCGCTTGATGGTTTTGATTGTCCTTCTCATTCCTAAGCCCTCCTAGTCTTGGCGTTCTTGCATTAGTTCGCGATGCTCAACCTCGCAAAGCTGCGCAACCTCATTGCGCGTTGCCGTGTCGAATAGCTTGTGCCATTTACCGGCAGCGCAAAACTCGGCGTTGTATTTTTTGGCGGCGTTGTCTGCAAAGTAACGCCAAAGCTTCACGGCCTTGTTGTTGTCGTAGGTGCCAGCATCAAACCGGCGTTTTAGGTTTGCTTCAATGCGCTCGCGCTGTTGCTGGTACAATGTCGCGTCATTCAGCGCGTACAGGTAAAGCTCGAAAGCATCATGTGAGACTGTTGTTCTGTTCATTTGCTATTCCCTCCAGATTAGCGTTGCGTTGTGGGTGGCTTCACCCTCTCACGGCATACATGATGCAGTCAGAGGGTGGCAGGGTTACCCCTGCCGCCGGTCTGTTACGCTGCGCGTTCCGCCTCGACCGCCTTCATAATCTGCCGGTCGTATTCGTTGGCGTCTTGGCATGCCGGTGTGCCGATGATGTGAACCGGGTCCAAGCCAAGATTGACGCAGCGACGATAAGCAATGGACGCATAGAATTGTTTATCCTCAACTGCCTTTGCTTCCGCATCACTGCCAGCTGGTTCTGCCAGCCATACGTCCTGCGCGCGCATCCATACCATCATAAACGTGACAATCGCGGACATGTGGTTTTGCTGTTCTTCGGTGAATGTGGTCATTGTGTTGCCCTCCATTGGCGTTGTTGATGTCTATATCAGTAAGCGCATTGATTGCGCTTTGCAATAGCAAAAAACACTGCAAAGCAAAAAAAATGCACAGGCATGTTGTGAGCGTGTATATATTAAAGCATCGGCAAGGATGGTTGGAGCTAGTGCAGCGTGAATGGTGAATGAATGGTGTGGTGTGTCTGTCAGTACACACAGAGAAGACACAGCAACGCGCGGCAATGTATATAGTGTGGCATTTATGCAACAGTGTTGCGCCAGGGCAACAGTGTGGCAGCGCGGCAACAGGCAGCACGCGCGTCGCGGGAACTGAAGGCACGCGCGACAGGCACGGGGGGGGTCTCGCGCGACCCGCACACCCGCCACGGCGCGGCCACTCTATACATGTGTTAATTGACCTCTACACACTCACACATCACACTCACACTCGGAGGAAGCATGGGCAAGATTACGAAGGCAAACACAACCAAGGTCATTGAGCTACTGAGCGAAGGCTACAGCTTGGTGAAGGCTTGCGAGGGCGCGGGCATATCCCGTGCTGGCGCATACAAGCGCATGAGGGCCGATGAGGAGTTTCGGGCTGCTGTGTACACGGCAAGGGCTGAGAGCGCTGAGAAGGCTCTGGAGGAGCTTGACGGCATGTATTTGAACGCACTGGAGGGGCGGAAGAGGTATGACCCGAACATATTACGGGACTATGCGCAACACGTGCGCTGGCGGGCCAAGACTTCTATGCCTGAGCAATATGGCGAGTCCAAGAATCGTGCTGGCGTAGAGGTGAGTGACGGCACGGTTCGGATTCTGTGGGAGACAGATTGATGGACGTCAAGATTCCCTATAAGCCCCGTCCTTTGCAGAAGGACATGCACAAGGAGTTAAAGAGATGGAACGTATTGGTAATGCACCGCCGCTTCGGCAAGACGGTGTGGGCAGTGAACCAGTTAATCAAGACGACTTTGACGTGCCCGTTGCCTCGACCGAGGACGGCTTTTGTGGCCCCTACTTTCGCACAGGCCAAGCGGATTGCTTGGGACTATGTAAAGTTTTATGCAGGCGTTATCCCTGGTGTGCAATTCAACGAGACAGAACTGCGGGCTGACTTCCCGAATGGTGGCAGGATTATGCTGCTGTCGGCTGAGAACCCGGACGCCCTTCGAGGCATCTACCTTGATGAGTGTGTCTTTGACGAGTTCGGGATGCAGAACCCAAGGGTATGGGGGGAGGTTGTAAGACCGGCGCTCTCGGACAGGCAGGGCTCGGCTTGTTTTTTGGGCACCCCGGCGGGTCACAACCATTTCCATGACTTGCTAGAGACGGCCAAGAGTCAGTTGGCTGAGGGCAGCAGCGACTGGTACTACAAGATTTGCAAGGCAAGCGAGACGGGCATCGTCAAGCCGGAGGAACTGGAGGCAGCTCAGGCGCAGATGACGCCAGAGCAGTACGAGCAGGAATACGAGTGTTCATTCACCGCAGCGATTATTGGCGCGTATTATGGTAAGCTGCTGAGTGATGCTGACGACAATGGCCGTGTGACGCGGGTGCCTTATGACCCGGCCTATCCTGTGCATACGGCCTGGGACTTGGGCAT